AGAGGAATTTATTCGTGGCAAAAAAAGAACGATTCATTAATCCACTCATCCAAAGCTTAAATGTGTTAGCAGATAAGTTAACACATAAAGAATATAAATTAGTAAGCAACAATATGTTTCGCTTATACATGGGGGACAAGCTTGGTTATAGAGATACATTTGATCCGCAATTTATGGCTGACATTGCAGCTGTGTGGCAATTTAGGAAAGAAAAAAAGATAGAAAAGAAGGCTAAGCTTTACAAATTTAAATTGGTCAAAGGTGGAAAAGATGTCGAAAAATAACTATAATAGACTAATGGCAAGAGATATCTTTCACAAAGTTCCTGAACAAGAAAAACATAGTGGCGAGGATATACACGGAGTTATCAATAGTGTACATCTGGACTATGAACGATCTAAAAAAGACAGAAGTGAAATAGAAGGAACAATATACTATCGTGACTTACTCTCTTTCCTTATTAAAACTTATGGGCACTAGTTTCGCAGCTCAGTTACTATCAACAGACGTAGAACCTGAAGAGAAACTATGGAGAGGAGTACTGTGCAATGCAATCGAAGACGCAGGACAGAAAAGCCAGGAGAGAAAACCTTCAATATATAAATGCGAGGCTCATGCATGGATTATGTCGAATACTACTGATTTCCATACTGTTTGTTATTATGCAGGTTTTGAACCTGTGCATGTAAAAGAAAAATATAAAAAAGCCATTATGGATGGAAACATTCAGTTCTCACCTAGGAATTTTGCATGGAAGAAGTACTCAGAGCAATTCGTAAAGTATCGTAATTGTAGGGAAGTTGAGTCGAAAAAATATCACCGAAAACATCTAGAACATTTAAGACACGCAGTAGATCTGTGTACCACTATTTTTATATCTAATTTAGTTACTGCTATTTAATTATTAAAAGTTGCGGGTATTAAACTATCAAGGGGGTAATACTCATGAGAAGTTAATGCATAAAAAAAGGGCCAGCTCAGTCTCCCGGTCTGGCCCTCTTCCAACTAACTTAGAAAGATTGACTATGAAACATAATCAAGTCTTCCCATTAGTTTAATATGATTGAGTAGTCAAGTCATTTTTCCTCCTTAGTTGATTCAAGAGAGCTTTTAATGAATTAGTCACCTTGATACCCTATCAAACTGGCTGCGTGAGGCAAGGAAAATGTGCAGTTTAGAATTGTTCTAAGGTACACGCTCCTAGAACCAGCATATACCCATTGCTTAGAAATAATTTTTTAAAAAAACTTTTTTGGAAAATAAGCCCTTTTTTCTAGGAGTCTAGGAATTTTAAGATATTATCCTTATATACCAACACTTATTTACTCCTAGTTTTACTCCTAGAACCAGTTTTACTCCTAGCAATTTCTAGGAGTTTTGTACTCCTTACGAGCAAACTATGGGAATTTTCTTATTGCTATTTATTTTTCTAGGAGGAGGGTATATAGTAATTGGGTGCCAAAGAAAGCTAATCAATTGAAGACTATATCCGAACTTACACCTAGACAGCGTAAGTTTGTAGATATCTATGTTGCTAATTATGGCGAAATAACGAAGGTTGAAGCAGCTAAGCAAGCAGGTTTTACTTCAACTAATAAATATGGACCTACTGATCAAGCGAGTAGGCTATTAAATCCTGACAAGAATCCACATATTGTTCGATACTATGAGAAACAAATGGCTAGAGAATTAGAGAAAGAAGAAAAAGATAAACTATTATCCTATAAACATTATTCTAGGATGAGAGATAAGTCTGAGCAGAAAGGCCAGATGACAGCAGCTATCAATGCGCAGTTTAGAAGAGATCAAATGGCTGGGCATTTTGTAGACAGAAAAGAAATAAGCCATATTGGTTTAGAAGGTATGAACAGAGAACAATTGGAGAAGAGACTTGAGGAGCTTGAATCAAAGATCGGCGAAGCCAAAAATATTATTGACGTTACGCCAAAAGAAGTTACTGAAAACTAGAGATTGGAAGAATTTCTTGACAGTTTTCAACGAAGTACATAATAGTACTCTGACTGTATCAGTCGGTGCTGTAAGTATAACAACTAGGGGAACTAAGAATGAAAAGCAGAAGACTAAGAAAAACAAAACACATAGACGTCAATATTAAATTTCCAAAAGAGAAGATAGAACACTATCCGTTCGTAGAGATTCATTGGTTGGATATCGTAGGCGAGACGGGTTGGCAAACTTTTGAGCAGCTGAAGAAGTCACAACTTGGTAGAATGATATCGAGAGGTTGGATGGTTTCCCGTGAAAAAGGTATTACGAGAATCTTTGCTGACTATGGCTTGAAGGACGGAAGAGATGGTGATGAAGGTCATATCGAAACAATTGGTGGAACAACAATCATACCGAACTCAGTAATTACAAAAATAGTTAAGCTGTAATGGATCTTATATTACTGAACGATGGTTTGTATCAGCTTGTGGCTGTTACGAAAGAAATGATGGAAGGCATAGAAATTATGGCTGAGGTAGACTGCTTTGACTTGTGCGATATCCTTAGATTACACTTAACAACATATCATGATGTACCTTGGAATGTGCATTTGATGAATGATGATACAGGTCAATTCGTTGGCTGCATTTGCGATTCTTGACCGATTAAATAATGGCTCAAAACAAAGAATCAAAGCTGTGGAACGACATAAAAAATATTAACAAAGATTGGCATTTTACTCGCATAGAATCTAGTACAATTAATGGAATTCCTGATGTGCATTGTGTAGTAAACAGGCAAGTATTTTGGCTTGAACTCAAAGCGAACACCAGCAAGAATTGTGGTCTATCGAAGTACCAAATCAATTGGCATATTAAATACTTGAAAGCAGGTGGTAGAGCGTATATCTTGAATAGGCCCCTCTTGCACGAGCCTTATGAACTTCTGGCCGTGAGCCTGGAATCCCGAACCCCGACCCCCATTGCCCGCCACACGAACCTTAAAACACTGATCACCGTAGCAGCTGGCCATCCTGCACCGGGATCCTGATGCCCACGCCCGTGCTCCCACCCCCACGTCGTTAATAGCTAAACTATCAACCACGTGCTGGGACCGCGAACCGAAGGTTACGCGGCCGTGAAGCTGCCTACCCCCACGCCCACGCACCCACGCCCACGATAAGGATTACTGAACTTACCTTCAGGAGCTGGGCTCGCCAGGTCTCTGGCCAGCAGCGGTGAAGCGTGGTACGATTGGCTAGGGTGTGGGTATGGTTTATTTTCATTTTCCTTTCTCGACCCACGCCCCCACGACCATTCCCGACCGAAATGGTCGGGTTTGAACTAAAAGTGGCCAGCTGGTGACGCCAGGCAGCAACCTGATGCTGCTGGAGAAAGATGAATCTTTTTAATTTTTGCCGTTGACAAAGATCCCATGATGTCTTATCTATACTAGTACGGTAGATCCACTGATATCCGATGTGCACGTTGGGTGTCTGAAGGCAGGTGATAGAAGAATGAACTGATTGGTACCTGACTACCGCGAACTAACTAACTAAGGAGAAAAAATGAATACGATAATTCCAGAAGTAACTGTATGTACAATTGTCTTCGGACTCTTGGTTTGGACAGGAGTGATAACATGGTAGCAAATGTACAAGAAGATAAGGACAACATTGTCTACAGCTGTCCTGACCACGGTAAAGAAACATATTTTAAAATAAAGCAGCTCGAACGGCAAGTGAACATGCGTGACTACGTATACGTATGGTTTAAGCACAGAGCTCGTAGCGAAAAGATGTGGGTGCGAATCACCAAAGGATCTAGACTCAAGGGAGAAGGGACCTTAGATAACGTACCACAGATCTTAACGAAGCTTAAGTTGCGAGATGTCGTTAAGTTCAGAACTGACGAGGAGGGCATCACATGGGGACGATGATGGTAACACATTGCTATGGATAGCATTGCTGCTAATCCCGTTAGCTTTCGCTCCGAGAACAGCAGGATGGATATACATCTTCCTGCTGGCAGCGCTGGTCCGTGGATGCACTGGAGTTCCCTATCTCTTCTAGCCCCACGCCCACATCCGCCGTCTCAGAACCACCACGTGGCTGGACATGCATCAGGAGCTGGCCAGGCTGGGATCTGGCTGCTGGTCAGAGGCACGGGTTTCCCACGCCCACGACTGCAAACAGCTCGGACTGTTATTAAAAAGCTAATGGACTTAGCTGCTGGCCAGGCGAGACCGGGAGTTCTTCAGGTCTGCCCTGCCAAAAAAAAGTTCTTGCATATCTCATGGGATTTGATAAGAAAGGTAAAACAACTAACAAAGGAGAAACAAAATGGGCTTTGATTTATATAGTCTAGGAAATCACAAGAACGCAAATGGCGAATACTTCAGAAATAATGTTTGGTGGTGGCGACGACTTGCCGACTTCGTATGTGAAGAAACAGGTTGCGTTGAAGAAGAAGATAAGAAGAGTTGGCAACACAACGACGGACACGAGGTCAGCGAAGAACAAGCTAAACAAATTGCCAAACAACTAAAGACACTCATCAAGAGTGGTAAAGTTTCAGAGGTCATAAGAAAGACCGAAGAAGAAATGAAAGAAGCCGAAGAGAACAACAAGTTCGTTGATAGATGTCATAAGATGTTAGCAAGTAAGGTTGAGAAAGAACAAGGAAAAGAAAACCTAGCACCTGCTGACTATCCAAAAGACGACCACGATACTTGGGATTGGATACAATCCAAATACTCTTACGGAAGTTCCTATCCATTCACTATGGAAAATGTAGAGGAGTTCATAAAATTCTGCGAAGATTCAAACGGATTTAAAATCTGTTAGGTTGTTGAGGCGTGGGCATTGTCCCACGCCCACGCCCACGCCCACGCCCTGCGTCAGTTCTTGAACATGAACAGAAGCTGCCCAGCACCAGACACCAGTCGTGCTTCGGATTTCTCAAAGTCAAGGGTTAATTATAAGTAATGAAGTTCTAAATTTATTTTTAAATTAATTAATTTATTTGTTGAATTATCTTTTTTAATTTCTTATATTCATGGGATAACAATTAACTTATGAAAGGAAAAATGTTATGAGCAATCTAAAAAAAGTCACTAGACTTATTAAGAAAGCTAACAAGCAAGAGCAACAAGGAATAGTGAATTATCATTATTCAGTTGAACAAGTTAAGCAACAAAAGAAAGCAAATGATTTGATTAAACCAAGTCATGTTGAGTTGTTTGAAACTTTGAAAACAAATCTAATCATTATAAATAAAGTTGATAACATTGAGGGGTTTGCTCAATTAATCAAACGAACAATGAAAAGATTTGATGTATCTAAATTCAAAGAAAAGCACCCTAAATTGTATGAGGAGTTTTTAGTTGATATGGACACAAAAGAAATTAAAATCAAAGTTCAAGAGAAAGGAACAAACTAATGAGCAACTTAATCAAAATGGTTAATGAGATAGTTGAGAACAAAGCAAACTCAAATGAGGTTGAACAAGCAAGTACAAGTTCAAGTGCAACAACTCTTAACTATCAATTCATGTATAAACAATTAGAAAGTGCTGTTGAGGAAATTATTATTCAGTACCCTAATGACCCTATCGTGAATGAGTTAAAACAAAAGTTAGTGAATAATTTAAAACCAATCTTACAAATTATTCAAAACAATCCAGATCAAGACTTTAATCAGTAAAGTTCTACACCTGTAACCCTTCGGGGTTACAGGTGACGCTACCTTCTCCACCATCTCCACCACCTTCACCACCTGAATAGAGGTACCAAATCTAGTTCCAAACTCAAACAAATACACAAGATTTAGATGCCACGCACACAAAAACTGATTATAGCAAGAGCCGTGCTAAAAACTCGATCGCATAGATGTAGTGACTATATTTTTATTATGAGTTAAGATAAAAAAGGGGACTCAATGCAAAAAGAATTACTAACGAATGAACAACTAAGATTAGCAGTCGAAGCTAAGTGGATTGAACACATAAAGTTGTGCCAAGATAATTTTATATATTTTGTTAAAGAAGTCTGGCCTGATTTCATTTGTAGATTGGATCCTGAACCAAAAAGATGGGGACACCATCAACACATAGCAGCCGAGTTTACAAAAATTTCTTCCAAGAAAAAAGGGAGGCTCATAATAAATATGCCTCCTAGGCATACTAAATCAGAATTTGCATCCTATTTGTTTCCTGCTTGGATGATAGGGAAGTATCCAAATTTAAAAATTATGCAGGTATCACACAACGCAGAACTATCATCAAGGTTCGGTTCTAAGGTTCGTAACCTAATGGAACAGAAGGAGTATAAAAATATATTTGGGGATGTTAAACTACGAGAAGATAGTAAGGCCAAAGGACGATGGGAGACCAATCATGGTGGAGAATATTTTGCAGCGGGGGTAGGCGGTTCTATCACAGGACGAGGGGCGGACTTACTTATTATCGACGATCCACATACTGAACAAGATGCGATGTCTGAGTCTGCAATGGAACGTGCTTTCGATTGGTATGTGTCAGGACCGAGACAGCGTTTACAACCGGGAGGCTCAATTGTTGTTGTAATGACAAGATGGGCAGAGGATGATTTGACAGGTCGATTAATTAAGTCTCAAAAAGAACCTAAAGCTGACAAATGGAATGTAATTTCATTTCCTGCAATACTAGATTCAGGGAATCCTGTTTGGCCTGAGTATTGGGAACTAGAAGAATTAGAAAAAGTAAAAGCATCTTTACCGATCAGGAACTGGTCTGCTCAGTATATGCAAAACCCTACATCTGAAGAAGGAGCTATTCTCAAAAGAGAATGGTGGCAAGTATGGGAACATGAAAGAATTCCAAAACTGCAGCATGTAATACAATCATATGATACTGCTTTTAGTGCAAAAGAAACTGCTGACTATTCTGCTATCACAACATGGGGTATATTTTTTCCACAAGAAGACGGTAAACCTGCAATGATTCTACTTGATGCGATCAAGGGTAAATATGATTTTCCAGAACTTAAAGCAATTGCAATGGATCAATATAAATACTGGGAGCCGGAGACCGTGATTATTGAGGCTAAGGCTACAGGGGAACCACTCATGCAAGAGTTCAGACGAATGGGTATTCCTGTCATTCCATTCGTACCATCACGGGGAAAAGACAAACACTCACGGGTCAACGCTACCGCCCCAGTCTTTGAAGGGGGTCAGATTTATTATCCAGAGGGTGAAAAATATGCAGAAGAAGTTATTGAAGAATGCGCTGCCTTTCCTCACGGAGCCAATGACGACTATGTAGATAGCACCACACAAGCTGTGTTAAGATATCGACAAGGAAACTTCATAGATATGTTAAGTGACTATGAGGAGGAAAGTTATAACATTCCAAAGGAGCATAAATATTATGGATAAAAAACCAATTAAAGCAGTCTTAGGTGTTCTTGCACTAGGAGCACTTGGAGCAAAAGCATTTAGTAAAGCAAAAAAGAAAACAGCTATAGCTACACCGAACGATACAGAATATGTAAGTAATAAAAAAAATATGGTTACTGATCTTTATCAGAAAGCTACAAAACAAGAAACTGCAAAGATGAATAGTGGCGGAGAAGTCGAAGTTATGAAGGGTGGAGATTATATTAAAGATCTTATCAAGTAATGGCTGGACTAAAAGAATTAATCGACTCAGGGAAGTTTGAAGATGATAAGACATCTTCAGTTCCAGGAGATAATGACAACAGCTTTGAAAAAGAAAAATATGATCCATCTGCTCTAAAAGGTTTTGCTGGGATGGCAGCCGTGGGTATTGGAGCTGTGGCTGCTAGGAACCCTATCGCAAGAGCTCTTAATAAACTCGTAGGTCTAAGAAAACCAAAGCTAAGCGTATCACGAACCACGGCACCAGTTGATGAAGTAGAAGAAGTTTTAACAATAGCTCCAACAAAAATTGAAAGAGGTCAATTGATGAAGAGACCTCAGATAACTCAACAAGAACAAATCAGACAAGAAGCAATAGCAAGATCGAATGAATTAAAAAAAATTGCTTATCTACAACCTCTATCCAGAGGGGGTAAGACAAACAGAATAGGTTCATCTTTGTATGATTACATTGCAAGACACCCGGTTTCAGGTTCAAGAAAAGCTGATGAGTGGATCAAAGATTTAAAATCTACAGGCCCCGGATCATTTAAAACAGGTAACCCTGACTTTAAAAATATTTCACAAGCAGTAAAGAAAGAAGAGATGTGGGATTCAAATTTACTTCAACTTAATAAACAAGGAGAAGTAGTAGGAGGCTTTCTTAAAACAGCAGCTGAAAAAGGTTTGCCACTAAGTAAAATGGATTTACTTTACATTGTAGAAAAGGCTCCTGTTAATAATCTTAAAATGAGAAAACTACAAACTAATGTAAAACTTGTTGATGAGGCTGAAGATGTTACTCGACAAATGAATTTAGGTTTACAAGATTTAAGAGATAAGGTTGTTGCCAAAGGCGGTGACGAAGCAGGTGATATAGTTACTGATATTGCTGCTACACAGAACTCTCTTTTAAAAATTAATTCTAGATTAACAAAACAATTCAGGAGTGTTGATGGTGATGACTATGATGACTTTTCGAATATATTTGCAAGTGATATTCAAGCTTATAAAAATTTAGCTCAAAAGGCACGAGGACTTGGGGTTGCTGTGGATGCAAATGAAGTTACAAGAATTACAAGTTTAGCTTCAAACAAAGATAGAGAATTATCAAGATTATTTAGTTTACAAAAACAACAGGGTTACTTACCTAAGTATGGTTCTTATAACGAGTATAGAATTAAAGGTGGTGATGAATATTTTGAAAACGTTGTGTATTACCCTAAACCATTACCAATGGGTCAAAGACTAGGATCAGAATATAACAAACACTACACAAGTGACTATGGTGCTACGAAAGCAATACCGAACCAGGTGTATCATACAAGAGGAAGTATAAGAGCAGGTGGTACAAATCAAAATCAAAAAGTAATGATGATTGATGAGATACAATCTGACTATCATCAAAAACTTAGAAAGGTAAATCCTACTAGAGAAAAAGTTGTAAATGCTTTTGGTAATGAAATAGAATTTTTTTCTGCAAACAGAAAGCTTGATAAGATTGTAGAAGAGATGATCGATATTTCAAAAAGAGGTACAGCTAAAACAGCAGAAGATCTTGCACGATTTAAGAAATTATCTTCTGACTTTGATGAGCTAAAAAACAATTCTTTAAACTTAGCTAATATTACAAAAACACAAGCGGGAGACGGTATACCTTTTTTACCTTTGTATGGAAAAGAAAATTGGGGAACACACGCATTAAAAAACCAAATTAAAGATGCAGCGGATAGAGGTATTGATTGGGTAGCTATATCTCCTGTTGAATATCTACACCATGCGAAGAGAACAAAATATTTAGGTGACTTAGAATTTTATGGTAACAGATTCGGAAAAGCAGGATTTAAAGGTTACGGTGGAAGACAAGGCGTTGTAAGAAAAAAAGGTAATGATGTAGAGGAACCCATACAAGGTATGACGGATCCAAATAAAAAAGCGACGTTACCTGCAGCTATGGAGAAACTCTCAAAACAATATAATTCAGAAGTAAAAACGATTCCTGTAGCAAAATCAGACCCAAACAAACCTTTTAAAGTAGTAAGTAAAGTTGACAATACTAAAAAGGTTTATGGTCTTAATCCAGACAAAGCAGGTACAGAACACATGGCTGCTTTTAGAACATTAAAAGAAGCTGAGAACTATAAATCTAGATATGGTGGTGAAGTTATTGAAATGCAGGCGGGTGATACTAGATTATACCTTGATGCTTTTGCAATTAAAGTAAGCCCTGAAATGGCTACTAAACCCTTCAAAGCATATCAGAGTGGTGGTCTAGTCGTAAATATATTTGCATGATAAGATAATCCTGTTATAACAAAGGAGATAATTATCATGGCAAGTAAAAAACTTAAAAAAGCTATTATGGCAGGAGTTGTCGGATTAGCTGGAGCTAAACTTTTAGCAGGCAAAGCAAGAGCTGCAAGTATAGCAAATAACGAAGCCAAAGAATTTGGTTTCGGTAATATGAAAAAAAACTACATTACCAAAAAAGCAAAATCTAGTTTTAAAGATAAGGCAATTGCAGCTACAAAAAAAGTATTTAGAGAAAATATTGATTTAGGTAGAGGTCCAAATATCAAAAAAACTGATACTCTTGCAACTTTAGGTAAAGATACATTCGGTTTAGGAGAAATGGACGGAGCTAAAGCAGGTAAAATGATAAAGGCTAGAGGTGGAAAACTTGTAAGTTTGAAACCAACTAAACTATATTAAATAAATGGCTGAAGTAGAAAAACAAAATGAACTTCCTGAAGAAGTTGAGACAGAAGAAGTTGACGTAGAAGTTGAGGGTACTGAGGAGCAAGCTCCTGAGGAAGAACAACCTGAAGAAGATTTCTTTAGAAACTTAGCTGAAGACATGGATGACCGTGTTCTTGGTCGTATGTCTGCTCAACTAATTCAGGATTACAAAAAAGATAAAGTTTCAAGATCAGATTGGGAACAGGCTTATAAAGAAGGTCTTGATTTATTAGGATTTAAGTATGTAACTGCTACTAGACCTTTTCAAGGTGCAAGTGGTGTTACCCATCCGTTACTATCGGAAGCTGTAACTCAGTTTCAGGCACAAGCCTACAAAGAATTATTACCAAGTGATGGTCCTGTAAGAACAGCGATCATAGGTTCATCAACAAAAGAAGTTGAAGACCAAGCAACACGTGTAAAAGATTTCATGAACTATATGTTAATGGAACAAATGGAAGAGTACACACCAGACACAGATCAGTTGTTGTTTTACTTACCACTTGCTGGATCAGCATTTAAAAAAATTTACTTTGACGAAATCAAACAAAGAGCAGTTGCAAAGTTTGTACCTGCGGAAGATTTAGTTGTACCATATTACGCAACAGATTTAAAAGATTGTGAAAGAATTACACATGTTGTTAAGATGTCAGAGAATGATGTTCTTAAACAACAGAAAGCAGGGTTCTATAGAGACGTAGAGCTTATTGCGAAACAAGCAGAGAAAAGTCCAATACAAGATAAACTAAATGAATTAGAAGGTGTCAAACCTTCAGGTAACAAAGAATACCAATATGATATTTTAGAGATGCATGTAGATTGCAACTTAGAAGAGTTTGAAATGGAAAGCTCTGAGAAAAAAGTTAAACTTCCATACATAATTTCAATTGATGAAGGCTCAGGACAAATTTTATCTATCTACAGAAACTATAATCAAGATGATGATACAGAAGCAAGAAAAGAATACTTTGTGCATTACAAGTTTTTACCTGGTTTAGGGTTTTATGGCTTCGGTTTAATACATATGATCGGTGGATTATCAAGATCTGCAACACAAGCATTAAGACAATTGCTTGATGCAGGTACTTTAGCGAACCTTCCAGCAGGGTTTAAGTCTAGAGGTATAAGAATTCGTGACGATGACCAACCTTTTCAACCTGGAGAGTTCCGAGATGTCGATGCACCCGGTGGAAATATTAAAGATCAGTTCCAAATTTTACCTTTCAAAGAGCCAAGTGGAACTTTATTTCAACTTTTAGGTTTCGTAGTACAAGCAGGACAGCGTTTTGCAGCTATTGCAGACATGCAAATGGGTGAAGATGCACAAAACAGAGCAGTTGGAACTACAATTGCACTCTTAGAACGTGGTTCTAGGGTGATGAGTGCTATTCATAAGCGTTGTTACTATGCAATGAGACAAGAATTTAGACTTTTAGCAAAAGTTTTTGCAGATTATCTGCCTCCTGTATATCCATACGCTGTTACAAACGCAGATAGATTTGTAAAATTGAAAGATTTTGACGATAGAGTCGATGTAATTCCTGTTGCAGACCCAAATATCATGAGTATGGCTCAAAGAGTTACATTAGCAAACGAAAATTTAAAAATTGCGATGTCAAATCCACAAATGCACAACCTAAGAGAGGCATATAGAAGAGTTTACGAAGCTTTAGGTACAAAACATATCGATGCATTGTTAAAACCTGAGCCAATGCCACAACCTGAAGATCCTGCAACTGAAAATGCAAAAGCTTTACAAATGCAAATGCTAAAAGCGTTTCCTGAACAAGATCATGAGTCACATATTGCTGCACACAGAGCGTTTATGGCTTCAAGAATGGTTCAAATCAATCCTATGGTGTACGCTTTGTTACAAGGACATATATCTGATCACATTGCATTACAGGCGCATGGTGAAGTAGGTGACATGGTGCAAAATTCACCTGAAATGGCACAACAAGCACAAATGGATCCTCAAGGATTTAAAATTTTATTTGATTCATTGGTTGCAAAAAGAATTGCAGAGATCACAACTAGATTAGCACAAGAAGAACAAGGACAAAAACAAGATCCTCTTGTTGCATTGAAACAAAGAGAATTAGATTTAAGAGCTTTGGATATGCAAAGAAAAGCTCAAGAAGCAATGATGCAAGAAGAAAGAAAAACTGGTGAGTTTGAAGAGAGAATCGACCTAGATAAAATGAAATTAGAATCGGCTGAAGAACAAGCTGGAGAAAGAATTAGAATAGCTGAAGAAAAAATTGATTTAAATAGGGAGAAACAAAGTGGCAATCAAGAAAAGAAAAATTAAGGGTTATAAAGGCGGAGGCATGGATGCCTCAAAAGCAGACTTTAGTTCCCCATCAACAAACACTGCCAACAAAGGATCCGACCATTCGCATTCAAGATTCGAATCAGGTTCTGGATATTATGGAGAACCAGTAACAAATAAGGGCGGTGCGGGAACTACTAAAACAAATGTGCCTCCTGCAGGCAGTCAAAATACAAATACAAATACAGGATCAAAGACTACTTTCATGCCTATCACATTACAGCTTGCAAAAGCATTAGTAATTGATCCGTTAGTAAAACGTTCAAGACAACAAAAAGCAAAAGGTGAAACTTTTTTTGGTAAACCAAAAGATTTACCTGCAACAAGAGATTTTTACAGAGCAACAGGTAAACCACTTGATGTGATGAGTAAAACAGGTGTGAACTACATGAAAGATGCTGGATTAATTAAACCACCTAAAGTAACAACACCTAATACTGGTGGGGGAGGTGGACAACAATTATGTCCTGATGGAACTTATCCACCATGTAAAACTCCTGTAACTCAAATAAAAAAACCAGTTTCAAAACCAAATACTTTTCTATCTGGTTTTCAAGCATATGACGATGGTGGTGAAGTTGTGATATCATCTAACGTGGATAAAAGTTTACTATGATAGATTTATTTATTATAGGAATTCCTTTTTCCATAATTGTTTTATATGTTTTATTAAAGGTAAGAGAATATGACGATAGGTAAAAAATCAGGACCACCACCAAAGAAGGGGCCTAATTCAAGCATACCACCAGTTAAGTTTGGTTCAGGTGGAATGCCATGTCCGCATAGAGAATCTACAGATAAAAATGTCTATCCTGGAAATAACAACATACAAGTAAAAGGTTTTAAATTTATAGGAGTCAGATAATGTTAAGATGGATATTTAATTTAATTAAAACATTACTTTTTAAAGAAAGAGTGTACGAATCAAAACCAACTTATAAACCAGATCCTTGTTGGAAACATGAAGTTTTCAAAAAGGGTTGCCCAACATGTAGGAGTCTAAATGCCTAGTAGATATCAACAACTATTACAATTGCTTGAAGAAGCAAAAGAAAAAGGTGATAGTGACAAAGTTAAAGAAATAGAAAGCGATCTATTTAAAGAAAAAAGAGCAAAAGGTGGAGAAATAGAAGAAGCAGAAGTTGTATTAGTAAAAGGTGGCGGTTATACAAGCGATCTTTTGTAAATGTTTCAATTTCTATCTAAAAAAGAAAAATTAATTTTTCTTTCAGGTATATTTGAGGGTGAAGGAACCTTCGGTAATTTCAAAGCAGGATTGTACAGAGATGGTAGAGTCAGAAGAAAGATAGAGGTATCTGTTGAAATGACTGACAGGGATGTCGTTGATCTGTTTCATACACATTTTAATTTAGGTAACGTTTATGTACGAACTTTCGAAAATCACTATAAAACTTCGTATAGATGGAAGGTTTCTGGGCTAAAGGGTTTAAAAATTTTGCATTTAATGTTACCTTATCTATGTAAACGAAGACAGGAACAATATTATGGCATGGTTCAACTTATTAGGGATGGCAGCAAAGACGGCAACGCATATTTACTCGAACCGTCAGAAGACAAAACAAGCAATGTCAGATGCACAACTGATGCATGCACAAAAGATGGCAGCAGGAGAGGAAGCTTACCAGGGCAAACTGTTAGAAGCTCGTCAAGCAGACTATAAGGACGAATTTATTTTAATTATTCTCTCAGCCCCCGTTTTGGTGCTGGCTTGGGCAGTTCTAAGTGATGATCCAACTTCTATGGACAAAGTGAAATTATTCTTCGAATATTTTGGGCAGCTTCCGAGCTGGTTCACAAATCTCTGGATTCTCGTCGTAGCGAGTGTTTATGGTATTAAGGGAACGCAAATATTCAAGGGTAAGAAGTAGTTGCATCTAAGACCCAATCAGCTATAAATGCTCAATGAATCTTGATTTAGATACATTACAATCAATTAGACACTACATAAAAAAACAGATCGAAAAGACAAAAGAGGATCTGGTGTACCATGTAGACACAATCGACAACCTATCGTATTCTAGAGGAAAACTCAGCGCATTAGAAACGCTGCTACAGGATCTTAAAGACCTGCAGAGAAACGAGGAGAATGTCGATGACGATAATAACACCTGACTCTAAATTAGTTGGAGTCAAAACAAAAAAAGGTGATGCTGCACCTGATTCACAAGAAACAGCGATACCCACAGACCCAGAGGGTATTAAAAAATATCTTGATCTAATACCAAAACCTGTTGGTTACAGACTTTTAGTAAGACCTTATTCAGGTCCTAAAAAAACTAAAGGTGGAATAATCTTTACCGATACCGCTGCTGAAACTATTCAGATGACAACCGTTGTAGGTCTTGTCGTTGAGATGGGTGATCTGTGTTATGCAGACAAAGATAAATTTCCAAAGGGTCCTTGGTGTAAGAAAGGTCAATTTGTAATCTACGGCAGATATGCCGGTTCTAGATTTAAAACAAAGTATGGTGAGCACCGTATTTTGAATGATGATGAAATCATCGCAACAATAAGTAAACCAGAAGATATTCTGCATTTATATTAAGGAGGAAACATCATGGCTGATGCACAAGAACAAGCTAAAACACAACCTGAAGTTGAACTTGATTTAGACGATGTAAAAGAAACTAAAGTCGAAGTTGAAGAACAACAAAAGGAAGAGTCAAAAGAACCAAATTTAAATGTTGGTGAAGTTGATTTAGGTTATGCGGATCATGACAAAGACAAACCAAAAGAAGAAGTCGATGTACAAGAGATCCCGGACGAACGACCTGCGGAAGATAAAACTTTCGAAAACGAAAGAGAAACTAAGTTAGATAAGAGAGAAGATCCTGAAGACCTTACTCAAGTATCTGAGTCAGTTAAGAAAAGAATAGATAAACTGACAAGGAAATTTAGAGAAGCTGAGAGAAGAGAACAAGCTGCTTTAGATTTTGCTAAAGGTCTACAGAAGAAATATGATGATACTCAAACTAAGTTTGACTCTACAGATGAAAAATATCTTAAAGAGTTTGATGCGAGAGTAGATGCTCAAAGAGAGCAGGTAAAGCGTAAGTTAAAAGAAGCGATTGAATCTAATGATGCAGATAAAATCATGGAGGCGAACGACGAACTTACTCAATTAACTGTTGAAAAAGAAAAAGCTAGAATCAAAATGGCTGATAGAGAAGCTAGATTGAAACAGCTTGAAGAGCAGAAAAACGCACCAAAAGAAGAACCAACTCAAGAACAACAGGTTGCACAATCAGAACCTAGCGAAAGAGCTAGAGGTTGGGCGTCTAAAAACGCTTGGTTTGGTAACGATAAAATCATGACAAACGCAGCAATGACTGTGCACGAAGATCTAGTGGGCATGGGTATTGATGTAGAAAGTGATGAGTATTATAATGAAATAGACAAGCGAATGAAGGATAACTTCCCTCATCGTTTTGCTAGTACAGAGCAACGAAGACCCGTCCAAAAAGTTGCTTCTGCTGGAAGAACTCAGCAGGGACGTAGATCTGTGAGACTCACCAAATCACAGGTGGCGATTGCCAAAAAATTAGGGGTGCCACTAGAAGAATACGCTAAATTCGTGAAGGAGGTATAGAATGAGCGATAAAATAAATAGAACTTCACGCGCGTCAGAAGAAAAAAAAGAGGTTAGAACTAAACCTTGGACGCCACCATCATCTCTGGATGCACCACCTGCGCCAGACGGTTTTGTTCATAGATGGATAAGAACCGAGAGTATGGGTTTTCAGGATACAGCTAATGTATCCAAAAAAATGAGAGAAGGTTGGGAATTTGTGAGAGCCGAAGAGATTAAAAATCAATTAGGTGATCATGCTTATCCAATCATTGCTCAGGGAACTTACGCAGGTTTGATCGGGGTTGCTGGCCTTGTGTTGGGAAGGATACCTGAAGAGATCGCAAAAAGCCGTGCTGAGTATTTTAAAAAAATTACTCAAGATCAAGTTGACTCGGTGGATAACGATGTCTTGAAGGAACAACGACCTGAGATGCCGATGAATATTAGTCGACAATCTCGCGTAACTTTTGGTGGAGGAAACAAAAATTAATTTTTTGGTAATCACCACTCTAAGTAAATGTTAAACAATAAAGGAGAAAACAACTATGGCTAATGTAGCTGAAAAATATGGTCTAAGACCAGTAAGAAAGTTAGATGGCTCTCCATTTATTAACGCACAAAACAGATACAGAATTGCAAGCGGATACGCAACTGCAATTTTCCAAGGTGACTTGGTAAAACCTGTAACTGGTGGCGGGATCGAAAGAGCGGTAGCAAATACCTCTGATCTTGTCGTGGGCGTTTTTAACGGAGTGTTCTACACAGACCCTACTACTCAGAAGCCTACTTTTAGAAACAACTATCCAGGTGGAGTTGCTGCTAGTGATATTATCGCTAACATCATCGACGACCCGAGTGTAGTTTATTCAGTAGATTCTGATGGAGCGTTTGCGGTAGCAGACATCTTTAAGAACTTTGCAATAACAAACGTAACAGGTAACACTTTATCTGGAATATCTGAGGTTCAATTGGATCACAGTGTTTCTGGATTAACAGTAAGTGGTACTGTACTTCAAGCAGTTGATATTTCGCAAGATACGCAAAATAGCGAAGCTGGAAGTGCTAACGTAGATGTTTTGGTTAGAATTGTTAACCACTTCTACGACCAAGGAACAGGAGTATAATTTATGGCTATATCACGATCACAACTAGTTAAAGAACTAGAGCCAGGATTAAACGCACTGTTTGGCCTGGAATACAACAGATACGACAATGAGCATGCAGAGATATTCAATACTGAAACTTCAGACAGAGCGTTTGAAGAAGAAGTAATGTTATCTGGCTTTGGCACAGCAGCAAATAAAGCTGAAGGTGCTATGGTCACTTTTGACCAAGCTTCTGAAGTATACACTTCAAGATACACTCACAATACTGTGGCGTTAGCATTTGCTATCACAGAAGAGGCAATTGAAGATAACTTATACGACAGATTAGCAGGCAGATACACAAGAGCTCTTGCAAGATCAATGGCGCAATCAAAACAAATCACAGCGGCGAATGTATTAAACAATGCGTTTGATACAGGCGGAAGCTTTAATGGAGGTGACGGTAAAGCACTTTGTACTACTGACCACCCATTAGCAAACGGTGGAACATTCAGAAATGAATTATCTACTGCTGCTGACTTGTCAGAAACATCGTTAGAACAATCATTGATTGACATCGCTGCGTTCGTAGACGAAAGAGGATTAAAGATCGCTCTTCAAGGTAGAAAATTAATAATTCCAAAAGAATTACAATTTACTGCTGAGAGAATCATGAGATCACCTCAAAGAGTCGGAACTGCAGATAACGATATCAACGCAATGGCAAACATGGGAATGATACCAGAAGGTTATAGAATTAACCATTTCTTAAATGATACTGATGCATTCTTCATTATGACTGACGCACCAAATGGTATGAAACACTTCGTAAGATCGCCAATTAAAACTGCGATTGAAGGTGATTTCGACACAGGAAACGTTAGATTCAAAGCTAGAGAAAGATACAGCTTCGGCTTCTCTGACCCTAGAGGAATCTTTGGTTCTCCAGGTGCTGCGTAATATCTAATTACCTAACAATCTAAAAGGGGCGGAGTTTACTCTGCCCCTTTTTTTATATATAATGTAAACAACCTAGAAAATTATAATTTTGTAGACTGGCTAGGCAGACGCTATAGAGACTACAAAATTTAACCGCTATAGAGGAGAAACATTATGGCAAGAACAACGTTTGATGGACCAGTAAGATCTTTAAATGGATTTTTAGGAACAGGTCCAAACATGGCACAATCAATTACAGGAACTGTAGATGGTGGAACAGACATTGCAGGTATTGATCAATATCAAGGAAAAATTATACAGGTAGGA